AAGTCCGTCGCGGAAATCGAGCAGATGTACTCGTGGGCGACAGACGGAACCGGCGGCAGAGGCGACAGCCCCAAAGACTGGACGTTCGCGGAAGTCCCGTACGAATGGTGGCAGCCGTACCACGGGCTGCTGAAGCATCTCGATCCGGAAGCGGAGCCGTGGCAGGACGCGGAAGCCGACCGGCTGATTGCCGAGCACGGGCTTGACTGCTTCAAAGGGCTGCGCATATAATCGTTCGCAGTTTCGAGCTTTCCCAAACATCAGGCGGAAAGATAGCACGGCCTGACCGGCTTAATGGGTTCAGCTCTCTTTAACGGGGGAGATGAACGGTCCAGTAACGACGCCCGTGGGAACTTTCCGCTTTTCGTCGAAACGCTGTATAGTATCCGCATGAGACGATTCATCCGCGGGCTGCTTCGCTGGTTCTGGCGTCTGACCATTCCCAAACCTAACCCCGAACTCAAGGACGCCGAAGAGCGCATCCGCCTGCTCGAGTCCCGCCTGACCCCCGAAACTCCCGCTGAACAATACAGGCGCGACTATACGGAGCGGCTCGCGGAACTAATCGAAGCGCGGCAGATGGCCGGCTCGGGACCGTGGCGTACGTCACCCGCAACCCTGCAACAGACGGACGCCGTAATCACCGAAGGCCTGCGACGGCTTCAGGAGAGCGTGACGCCGGTCGCTCTGCGCGAGGACGTCACCAACCCGATCCTGACGGCGGGCGCATACGGTGACATCGAGCTGGCTCTCCAGAACGTGGACTGGCGGCGCGAAGTAAACCTCTCGTGGCTGGAGTTCTCGCGCTGGGGTATTCAGCAGATCATTCTCATTTCCCGCCTGAATTACATCAAAAATCCGATCATTCGCAGGCTGATCGATATCTCGGCCATCTACGTGTTCGGGCGCGGCGTGGAAGTATCAAGCTCCGATGACGACGCGAACGCGATCCTGCGCGAGTTCTTCGACCGCAATCGCTCGGTGCTGGGGCAGGTGGCTCTCACCGATCTGCAACGCCGGAAATACTATGACGGCAATCTGTTCTTTTGCTTCTTCTCGGATTTGACCGACAAGGGCAACCTGACGGTTCGCGTGATCGACGCAACCGAAATTCAGGACATCGTGTGCAACCCGGAAGACGCAGACGAGCCATGGTTCTACAAGCGCGAATGGACCCAGCGCGTGATGCAGGACAACGGCTCAACGCAGGTCTGCGCACAGACCGCATGGTATCCGGCGCTCAACTACGATCCGACGCCAAGACCGGAAACCATCGGGAAAGATCCGGTGATGTGGAAGAGCCCCATCTGGCACCGCAAGTGCGGCGCGGTGTCGAAGTGGCACTTTGGATGCCCGATCATCTACCCGGCGCTCGACTGGGCAAAGATGGCCTGCCGGTTTTTGCAAGCCTGCTCGACCGTGAAGCTGGCGCTATCGACAATCGCCATGACGCTGACCACCAAAGGCGGTCAGCAGGCGATGGCGGGGTTGAAGAGCCAGCTACAGACGACGGTAGGGCCGAGTTCCACGCTGTGGGATCAGAACCCGCCCCCGGTCAATGCTTCGATCTTCGCTGCGGGCCCGGGCACACAGCTCTCGATCTTCAATAAAGGCCAGGGCGGCGGCGGTGACCCGGAAGAGTGTCGCCAGTACAAGCTGCAATCGTGCATGGTGATGGGCGTACCCGAGACGTTCCTGTCCGATGTGAGCACCGGGAATCTGGCGACGGCGACGACGCTTGATCGTCCTACGGAGCTGGCATTTCAGAGTCAACAGGAAGAGTGGCGGGAAGATCTGGCGACAATTGCAACCTACGTGCTGAAGGTTTCGAAGGGCGCCGTCAACGGGAAGCTGCGGGCATCGCTGGAAAGGCGGGGGGCGGCTGTCGACGCGATTGTGATCATGGAAGCGCGGCGCGTGCTCGAAGACGGCGTGCTGGTTTACGAGAAAGCCGCTGTGGTGGGCGGAAATGAAATCGACGTGCGTGTTACGTTCCCGTCGATTCGCGAGGGCGATATTCCGGCGCTCATCAATGCCACGGTTGCGGCCATGACCCTCAACAACAAGGGCGGCCAGGTGGTAGGGATCGACGAACGCGAGGGCGTGCGCATTCTCGGACGGCTGGCGGGAGTCGAAGACGTGGACGAAATGATCGAGACCATGTACCCGGAGGATGAGTACGATCCCGACCGGACCAAGGCAGATCTTCCGGCTCCGGTTATGCCAGCCATGCCGGCGGCCGGCGGTGAGCCTCAGAACCCCGATGGAAAGCAGACCGGGGCAAACCTGAAGCCACAGACGCAGGAAGCGCTGAAACGGCTGTTTGAGGCGCTGAAGAGCTACCACGGCGGTAGCATCGCCACAGGCGACGGTTCTGCAGCATCGCCGGAAGTGGCGAACGGCGCCGCAGACCGGGTACACGCGAATGGAGCTTGAGCCGGTCACCAGCTCGAACGTGGAAGCCATCGGCTACGATGCCGACACGCGAACGCTGCGGGTGAAGTTCCGGTCCGGAGGCACCTACGATTACGGCGAGTGCAGCTCGAGCACGTGGGAGCGGCTGAAGGCAGCGGAGAGCAAAGGGAAGTTCATCGCCGCGTTGCAGGGCCGCAAGGTCTCGCTGGAAGTCGAAGGCTCGCGCGAGCTGCAATCGTTCGAGGAAGACGAATGCTGTGGCGGGCGTCTGGCGCGCGCTCTGAAAGAGGGCAAGCTCGACAAGGCGGACTCGTGGACGTGTCCCGCGTGCGGATGCGAGTGGAAGCCCGAGCAGGTGGGACCGGTCAAACATTGGAAACCGGTCAACTGGATGGAGCTGCTTTGAACGATGCCCGAAAAGATCGACTGGTGCAGCCTGTTGCCTCAAAGAGCCAGGAAGACCCGAAAGACGAAGCCGAGACCGGAGCAGTGCATCGTGTACAGCCATCGCGCGCTGCTCTTGAGGCGCACGTCCGGGACGCCGCCTTCATCCTCGCCGAATCGCTCAAACACCCCAAACACGCCGCCACACTCGCCCCGGCAAAGCTGAAGCTGGCGAAGCTGCTGCGAAAGAGATTCAACCGCCAGCACAAGCGCTTTCTCCGCGAGTCGAAGAAGTGGATGCAGTGGCTTGCGGAGAAGTACGCAGAAGCGGCCATCGATCCGAAAACCGGGATTACGCACACGGTGAACGTGAACATCTCGGCCGGCGCCGCCGTAACGCAAGCACCGTCACAGAGCGAGACCGACAGCTACGACGCGATTGTGGGCACGGTGGCAGAGGGCGCGGTGGCCACGATCTCGGTCGATCTCGCCTCGGTGATTGCCGACGCCACGGCGCAGGCGAACGCTGCCGCGGAAAGCTGGCTGCGCGACAACAGCATGACGAAGCTCGCTTCCGACGTGGACAAGACCACGCGGGAGCAACTGGCGAACGGGCTGGCGGACGTGTACGCCAAAGGCGGCACGTATGCGGATGCGGTGCAATCGGTGAAAGACACGTTCACTACGGCGACGGACTACCGGGCCGACATGATCGCCCAAACCGAGCTGAACGACGTGTACAACCAAACCCTGCTCGATTCGGCGAAAGAAGCCGGGGGGATGCTGAAGACGTGGGAACCGGACGGCGAGTGCTGCGACCGCTGCCAGGTGAACGTGGACGCGGGCCCCATCGCCATGGATGAAGACTTCCCGAGCGGCGACGACGCGCCCCCCCTCCATCCCCGGTGTGACTGTGGACTGGGGTTTGTGAAGGCGTCGGATGTGGAGTAGAATACCGGCATGCGCACCGACGACAACAACAACCCGGCAGCCTTCACCACGGACGTTGCAAAGCAGGCCGGTCTGGTGCTTGGGACCGACTACGTTCCCGGTACGCCGTTTCCGGCGCCCTCGAATCTGGTCACGGCGAAGCTGCTGGGCGATCCGATCCAGCTCACCATCCGGGTGATTTCGGCGATTGGCTATTACACGAAAGGAGGCTCGCCGCGATGGACCTACATAGCTCTGCCGATGTTCGTCTGGGAAGCGCTCACGCCTTCTCAGCAGCGCGACGTGATCGGGTTCCACTATCAGCACGAAGGGGGAACGGCGATGCGGGATCTGTTTCCCAACCACGTGTCATGAGAATGCCGACAGAGCTCGAGATCACAGCGGCGGTGCGAAAGATCGTCAACTATTGGTCATACAAGGTCGAGGAAGGAAGTCTTGGCATCGTCGAAGCCGCAGTGGCGGCGTTTGATTCTGTCCAGGCTCTCAATAACGCGCTGGTGCGGCTGGCGCTTCGATGAGCCAGCTTTCCGCCAAGGTCACGATCACCGTCGGCGACGTTCCCGGTTTGCTCGCCAAAGTCGCCATGGGAACCTACAACGGCGTGTCGGATGGCGCGGAAATCGTAGAGACAGCGGCGAAAGAAAATGCTCCGGTTGCCACGGGTGCGCTGCGAGACTCCATCGACACCACGGTAGTGCGCGGGATTCAGAACACCCAGGGCGGCGGACCGCTCAACGCCAGCCTGTTCGGTGTGACGGCAACCGTGGCGCCGCACACGGACTATGACGTGTACGTGGAGTTCGGCACGGGCAAGCGCGGCGCGGCTTCACCCGGAGCAGGGCCGGGTGACTGGTACTCCCCGGACTGGCCAGGGATGAAAGCCCAGCCGTATCTTCGTCCGGCGGCGGACGACAATCGCGATGCGGTGGTGGACGCGATCACGTCCGGGGTAGCGGAAGCGCTGAGTTAAGCTCTTGTAATCTGCGGCAACCTGTGCCAGACTGATCCCGACTGTCGGACATTTGTAGCGATTCTCCTCTGTCCAGGCTGCCGCGCTGAGTTCCGCTGGCAGCCTTTGCTTTTTCAACCATTGGCCTTTCCCGTGCTACTCTCACCGGCATGACTATCTTCGTTTCCCTGCTTGTCGCTTTAATCGGCCTGCTCATGTACGCACTGGCCGCAAACCCCAAACTTCAGGAGATCGGTCGGATTTCCTACTTCGCCGGCTTGCTGGCGTTCCTGCTTCAGTTCGGGCCTTCGGTGGTGGCCCTTTTCGGAAACCGCTGAACTGGTGTAGAATCGCGGCATGACACCGCAGACGATTGCAGACATCACGCCCAACGGCTCGGCCACGGCCATCGGCGCGGCTGGTATCAAGGCCACGTGGATCATTTTCGTTGCCAGCGGGACGACGATCCGCGTGGGCGATTCCAATGTGGGCGCGGCTCGCGGCTCGAACAT